GCTGAAGGTCCAGACCTTGAGGCAGAAGCTTCTAAGCTTGGCGATAATGCCAATGATCGGATTGAGTCTGCATCTTTGTTTGCAAATAAGTTCTTTCCAGAGTCAGCGCTGCCAGCGATTGAGCGTATGTGCGAAACATCTGAAGGCATTGTAGCACTTGAGCATATCATGGAAGCAATGAAAGATGGATCATTCAGTGGCAACTCTGCTCCAGCAGCAGGTTCTTCTGAGTCTGACTTGCGCGAGATGATGAAGGATGATCGGTATCACCATCCCGTTCACCGTGATCCAGCCTTTGTTAAGCAAGTAGAAGAAGGCTTCCGCAAGCTTTATGGCTAAGCCAATCATTAGCAGCCACGGCCTCGAACTGTATCAAGCTACAGACGAGGACGTTGGCTCGCTCTTGGCGTCTCTGAGCAAAGAGAACGTCAGGGAAATAGATCAGCTTTACCAGACAACGCCTGAGTTATTGTTCGACCGCTTGATGGGTGGTGAAATGATACACTCAGTTAAGATGAATGGCGAAGTTGTAGCCATTAGTGGGATCATCGAGGGCGTTATGTGGAGTATGTTCAGCAAGAAGATACGCAAACACTGGCGTTTATTCGTAAAAGCATCGCCTGATTTGGTGCAATTTTATCACTACTTCTATCCAACACTGCATTGTCAGGTCTGGTCGGAGAATGTTTTTGTCCACAACTGGCTAATACACCTTGGTTTTGTGCCTGATTCGTTGATGACTGACCACAATGAAAACGTAACTGTTGATTTTGTGCGTTGCAATTCTCCCACAAGTGGTATTTTTTCCCCAATATCACGGCCCGTGATGCACTGAGAGGCCCGAAAGGACACCCTCGACTGAGGTGAAGTAACGGACACCCGTTCACTGAAACTTTTTTTGAAGGATGGCTCTAATGGCTAATACTATCGACCAAGCATTTATCAAGCAGTTTGAGACTGAAGTTCATATGGCGTATCAGCGTATGGGTTCTAAACTGCGCAACACTGTTCGCTCTTCGAACGTATCGGGTTCTGTCGCTCGTTTCCAAAAAATCGGTGCTGGCACCGCGTCTACTAAGTCGCGCAACGGCAACGTATCCACAATGGAACTGGCGCACACTAACGTAGAAGCTACAATGGCTGACTACTACGCAGCGGAATACATCGACAAACTCGATGAGCTGAAGATCAACATCAACGAGCGCCAAGCTGTAGCTACATCTGCTGCTGCCGCACTCGGTCGCAAGACAGATGAGCTTATCATTGCTGCAATGGACGCTGGTGCAAACGCTACTGCAATCGCAGATACGGCTGGCGCACTTGATAAAGCTGACCTGCTTACATTGTTTGAGACATTCGGCGCTGCTGACATTCCAGAAGATGGCCAGCGTTATATCGCTATGTCACCTGCTGGTTTCGCTGACTTGTTTACAATCAATGAGTTTGCATCGTCTGACTACGTTGGTCCACAAAACCTGCCATTCGCAGGCGGCATGACCATGAAAGAGTTCTTGGGCTTCAAAATCTTCTCAACCTCTGCTGTAGCTGGCGGTAAGAACTTCGCTTACCACACAACTGCAATCGGTCTTGGCATCAACGCTGATGTTACTACTGAGGTCAACTATGTGGCTGAGAAGGTCGCGCACCTTGCAACATCAATGATGTCCATGGGTTCAATCGCGATTGACAGCAACGGCATCTACGAAGTCCTCGACAACAACTAATAGGAGCGGGGGGTTTCGGCCCCCCGAACTTTTATGCCAAGCACCGCAAACACAGCCATCAAAGTATGCTCCCGCGCTTCCATCTTAATGGGCGGCTCTCCCATAACGTCCTTTACAGATGGGACAGTTGAGGCTGATGTTTGCGATGCAATGTACGAAGACATTGCTCGCGCAGCCCTGACGAACTCTCGTTGGGGCTTCGCAACCAATCAGTCTGTTCTTAACAGGCTGGCTACTGCACCAACTGGCCGCTTCGATGCGGCTTATCAACTTCCCTCTGGGACACTGAATGTTTCTGCATTAACGGTGAATGACTCGCCCATTGTCTTTGATACCTACGGCGATAAAGCTTATTGCGACGTATCTGAAACTGAGATTGTTATCGCAGATTATACCTTCCGCGCTGATGAGGTTGATTGGGCACCATACTTTACGATTGCTGTTGAGTATGTTGTTGCCTCCGTCCTTGCCACATCTGTAGCCCGAGACGCTTCGTTGTCTCAGCTTTTAGATCAGAAGGCGCAAATACACATGATGCAAGCAAGGCGACTAGACTCACAGCGCCAGACTTCGCAGAAACTAAATACCTCAAGGTTCATTGCTCAAAGGCGTAGCTAATGCAGAAGCTCCGAGTTCCAGTAAGTAGCTTCCAGTTTGGTGAGGTCAGCCCTTCTTTGTTAATGCGGACAGACAGTCCCATTTATTCATCGTCTGCGCAGAGCCTACAGAATATGCTGGTAATGTCAGAGGGTAGCGTAAAGAAGCGCTACGGCCTCAAGCATCTGTATAACTATACTGATATTACTTATGACGCTGACCATCCTGCTCAGTCTCACTTGTTTAAGTTTATGTTCTCTGATGATGAGCGTTACTTAATATCTGTTGAGCATGAGAAGGTTCGCTGCTTTCACCTTGAGTTGGATGGCGATGTAACTCTAGTTGATACGATTACCGTTGATACAAACAGTGACGCCCTTCCGTTCGATCAAGACTATCTTAAGCAATATACGGTGGCTCAGTATGGCGATGTAATGTTCATCTGCCATCCATTGTTTATGCCGCGTATGCTTATCCGCACTAGCTTAACTAGCTTTGAGATTACGCCTTACACATTTGATTCACGCCTCGATGACAGTGTTGTGTTTCAGCCCTACACTTCATTCCAAGCTAATGGTGTAACGCTTGACCCAAGCGCAACAACAGGCACTGGTGTTACTCTTACTGTTAGTGAGGATTACTGGGTCGCTGACCATGTAGGCACAATCATTCGCTACCATGAATCTGAGATTGAAATCACCTCGATCACTAGCCCCACTGTTGCTGTGGGCAATATTGTCGATGAGTTAAAGATTCGTTTATCAGTGCTAAACCCATTCAGAACGTCTGATGGAAGCTCCACGGTTGAGGTTACTCAGCTTCAGCATGGTTACTCTGGTGGTGAGACTATTATTTTTGAGGATGCTTCTGCTGTTGGCGGCATCAACACAGGCAGCTTGAACGGGACTAGAACCGTTTCTGGCATCATTGATGAGAACACCTACACATTCACTGCTGGTGGTGCAGCAAGCTCTGCTGAAGACGGTGGTGGATACGTTAAGGTTGTTACTCACGCACCCACTATTGATTGGTCTGAGCAGTCTTTCTCTGCTGTTCGTGGATACCCTGCGGCTGTTGCTTTCCATGAAAACCGCTTGTGTTACGCTGGGACTCTTGCCGAGCCAGACGCAATCTGGATGAGTAAGATCGGATCGTTCTTCAACTTCGATGTTGGCGATGCTGCTGATGATGACTCTATTTCTTTGGTTGCTGCTACTGGTACGGTCAACGAGATTCGATACATGATCTCAAACCGTGACCTGCAAATCTTTGGGGCGTCTGGTGAGTTGTATGTTCCTACATACTTGAACCAAGCGATTACACCTACAAACGCTCAGATTAGATTGCAGACTCCATATGGCTGCGACTTTGTTCAGCCTGTTTCTGCTGACGGTGCTACGCTGTTTGTTCAGAATGATGGTGGGGTTGTGCGTGAGTATCTCTACACTGATGGCGAGGATGCTTATACCGCTACTGCTGTCTCAACGATTGCCTCACATCTAATTACCGACCCTAACTGTATGACGGTTATGCACGGTGGGTTTGGCACTGCTGAGTCTTACGCTCTTATGTCTAATGGCAATGGTGACATTGCTGCATTTAGTTCTAATCGAGCAGAGCGCAGAGCTTCTTGGACGCGCCTTACTACTGCTGGAAGCTTCTGTTCTGTAGCTGCTGTGCATGACAGGGGTTTCACAAACGTATGGGGCGAAGATGGCTCTATGCATCTGTGTGAGTTTTCTGGGGATATTGGCCTTGATCGCTATGTTACTGGAGTTGCCAATGGTTCGGATGAAGTAACTGTTAGTTCTGCTTTTGAGAATGGTGACACAGTTTCCGTGGTGAGTGAGGATGGCCAGTATTACATTGGTGACTACACCGTTGCTGGTGGCGTGGTTACAATAGCTGGTGGCTCTG